GCGGTATCGGATCCAACATGCCGGCCAATACGACGTTCGGCCTCGATACCAGCTCGCTCCGGCTCCGCTACCACCCCAACCGGAACTTCGACAAGCTGTTCGAAGGGGATGGCATGATGCCAATCGACAAGGACGCAATTGCCCAATTTATAGGCTGGATGGGCGAACTGACCATGGAAAACCCACTGTTCAACTGGCGGATGTACGATTCTAACCCGGCCGCTTAAAGCCCCCAAGCGACTGGCAAGTCCGGAGTTGCTGCTATACCCCAAGCCCAGGCAGCAACTCCGGCACCCTTTAGTCAAACACATGAGGACACCCATGAGCGATCGGTTATCTATTGAAGAGGGGTTGGCGCGCGGGTTCCACCTGACTTACAGCGTGCTAGCACAAGGGTTCTGGAGGTGGGTTGGTGATGGGTGGGTGAAAGATGACGAAGCCAATGACCTTTTCGTGAAACAACATGAGGATATAGACCATGCCGCGCGACCCTGACGAAAATCTGGTAGTGACGTTTAGATATCATCCAGAAGAGAATGCCACATTAAGCCTGAAGGAAGGCCGCCCGATCTTTGAAGATGTCGAGCAATGCGAAATCCGTGCGCCCGGCATGAAGGACGTCAAGGTATTCCCGGCGCATTTCTTCTCGCACTGGATTACCGACCCGTTTACCGGTGGCCAGCGTCAGGTCACCTATGCCGAGCGCTTTCAGTACCAATACCGGCAATTCCAGGCGCACGCCGCGCAGACCAAGACCGGGACGCCGCTGGATTATGCCAAGTTCCTGACCCCCGCGCGCCGCGCCGAGCTGCGGGCCATGAACGTCTACACCGTCGAGGCGCTGGCCGCGATCGAAGGTGCCGAGCTGAAAAACATCGGCATGGGGGGCCGCGACCTGAAGAACCAGGCCGTCGCGTATCTGGAAGAAACCAAGAGCGGCGCCGTCAGCAAGCAGATGGAAGTCGAGATGGAGGCGCTGCGGACCCGCAATGCCTTGCTGGAGGAAGACGTTGCCACGCTGCGCTCGCTGAAGGCAAAGGCCGAGGCTGAATTCGCCGAAATGAGCGACACGCAACTGAAGGAATTCATTGCCGCACACACCGGTCATACCCCGCTCGGCAATCCTAACCGCAAGACGCTGATGCGGATGGCGCTTGAGGCCCGGCCCGGCCATACGGCGGAACAGGCGGCATGACCTTACTTTCCGTTGTCAAGGATGTCTGTCAGGTCGTCGGTGTGCAACAGCCGACGTCGGTATATGCCAACATCATCGGCAACCGCACCATGCAGGAAATGGCGGCGCTGGCGACTGAGATGGCCCAGCGCATCGCCTGGGACAGCGGCAAGGACTGGACGATACTGAAAAAGGTGGCGACGTTAATCGGCGACGGTGTCAGCGATGGTTTCGACTTGCCGGCAAACTACAAGCGCATGCTGCTGACGTCGGAGGTTTGGGGGCCGACCTCGACGCAACAGCCAATGACCTACATTGTCGATACCAACGAATGGGTGCGTAGGCGCAACCAGTCGTGGGTTGACGCTTTGGGCGAGTGGACGATGCTCGGCGGTCAGATCGTCATCCAGCCGATCATGGGGGCCGGAAGCAGCGCCACATTCGGCTATCTCAACAAGGATTGCATTACGTTGGCGTCCGGTGGTGTCGGCGATACGTTCATGGCCGATGGCGATAGTTTCATCCTGGGCGACCGGCTGCTCAAGCTCGGCATGATCTGGCAGTGGAAGGCCAACAAGGGCTCGCCCTATGCCGAGGATCTGGCTACCTACAACGACGCCCTTAACGTGGCCATGGGGTCGGAGAAACCAGCGCCGATTATCATCGGGCAGCAGTCGTTTAGAGATGCGGCCTATCCTAATGTCCTGTTCGTGCCATGACCCAATATGCCGCCTTTCGCCGTGTCCCGGTACCGCCGCAGGCGGCGCAGCGCTACCAGACCACGATCCTCCCGGCGCCAACCCGCGGACTGATCGACTCTGAAAACCTGACCTACATGCAGCCGGGCGGCGCGGTAGTAATGGACAACTGGATTCCGACCATGCAGGGCGCCAGGATCCGCGGCGGCACCACCCGCTGGTCGACGTTGCCGGAAACTACACCGGTCATTTCTGCTTTTGAATATGCGTCCGGCAACATTCGCAAGATGTTCGCCGCCAACGCCACCAAGCTTTACGATGTTTCGTTTTCCGGCGTGCCTACCGTGGTCGCTTCCGGACAATTGTCCGGCAACTATTCCGCCGTCCAATTGGCCAACGCCGCCGGCGACTGGCTGATTGCCGTCAATGATGCCGGTGATTTCCCATTACGGTATGATGGCACGACATGGACATCCCTAAGCTCCGATGAGATCAACGGCCCGGCTGGCACACTGGTTGAGCACGGCGGCGGGCTGGTCAATGTCTGCAAATACCGGGGCCGACTGTTTTTCATCGAACAGGACTCGATGAACGCCTGGTATCTCGGCATCGATGCAGTTGCCGGCACGCTATTGCAGATTCCGCTATCAGGCTCGGCAACCAAGGGCGGGAAACTACTGTTCTGTGCGTCATGGTCGGTGGACGCCGGCGACGGCCTGGATGACAAGCTGGTATTCATGACGACCGAGGGTGAAGCGCTGATTTTCAGCGGCTCTAACCCGTCCGATCCGAATAACTGGCGGCAGGAAGGTCGCTATCAGATTCCGAAGCCGATGGGGATGAACGCTCATATCTCGCTTGGCGGAGATCTCTTGGTTGCGACGTTCGAGGGCATTGTGCCAATTTCCGCAGCGATCAACAAGGACGGTGAACAGCTCGAACTCGCCATGATCACCAAGAATATCAGGTCGATGTGGCGCACAGAGGCGACCGCCAAGCACGCCTGGGCTTGGACGATGGCGCGCTGGGATGAAGTCGGAGTCATGCTCGTGACGTGGCCGGGCGGCAAGCCCGGGGCGCGCTACTGCGCCATAGTCAATACTGGCACCGGCGCCTGGGCGCGGCTTCCCGGTATCGATGCGACCTGCTTCATCAAGCAGGACCATAACCTGTTTTTCGGGACGCAGGACGGCACCATTATGCAGGCCGACCGGACGGGGTTGGATGATGGTGTTCCCTATGTCTGCACCATCGTTGGCGGTTGGGAGGTATTCCAGACACCGCCGGCAACCGTCGTATGGCACCAAGCCCGAGCGGCCTTTATGGCCCGGCCGGGCGAGACGTTTCAGCCGCAATTGTCGGCGACTACCGACTACATCGTGACGGTGCCGCAGCCGCCTCCGGCCGGTCTGGATCCCGGCGTGCTCGATCTCTGGGACCAAGGCCTCTGGGACCAGGCGCTATGGGACGCGAACCCGCCGCCAAAGCCTACCGTGCGCAATACCGGCTGGGTCTCGATCGGACAGACCGGGTTTTCGCACGCTCCGATCGTGCAGATTACAATGGCGCAGCAGGCCAAGCCGCAGGTCGAGCTGATCTCGATCGGCGTTACCTATGAACGGGCGGGGGCCAATGTGTGAAGACATAGACCGCGAATACTATGAGGGGCTACTGCGCGAGATCGGCGACATCGTTCGCACGCCAACCAAAGCGACGGCTTACCGGACGGCCAATGATCATTATCAGGCAGACTTCGACATGATCCGAAAGATTGTCGCGATAGGGCTCGCGCGGGCAACAACCAATGTGTGAATACGTCTATGGCCATGATCAGATTGTCGGTGATTTCGTTGCGGGCTTGATCCCGCACTGCTGGCGTGGCTTCGGAGATAACATCAAAGCCATAGGTGTCCTAAGCGAAAGAGGCAGTCTGATTGCTGGTCTGGTCTACCACAATTACGACCCCGAGGCTGGAGTCATCGAAATTTCCGGAGCGGCGCTGCCGGGGGCACACTGGCTGACCCGCGAAACCATCAAGCGGATGTACACCTACCCGTTCCACATCTGCGGCTGCCAAATGGTGGTGCAGCGCACGCCGTCCGACGACGAGCGATTGCTCTACATGCTGGCCCGATATGGTTATAATTTCGTCACCGTCGAGCGGCTGTTCGGCCGAAACCGCGACGGTGTGGTATGCACGCTGACCAGGGAAGCCTGGGAAGGCAACCGATACAATCGGCGGCTTAAGCACCATCTTGCCACGCCGCCGCTCCAAGAGGAGGCCGCCTGATGAACAGGACCGAACTTTTGAAACTGATCGGCGATGGTGCTTACGGGGCGGACATTCCGGATGATGACGCTACAATGGAAGTATTGGCGCAGCTCGCCGCTGACGGCTTTGTTGTAAGCGAACCGTGTAGGTTAGACGATTTTTTCTACTTGACCCAAGCTGGAATTCAGCAATTGGAGTTCCGCTAAGGAGGCCGTCTGATGTTTGATCAACGATCATCGGCTGGCATGTTGCCGGCCTCTGCCTTCAACCAGCGCAACCGCATTGCGCAAACCATGATGAACATCGGCAGCCCGCCGCCGCAGGTGTCCCCCGGTGGTATGCCGCCCGGCTTCCGGATGGCACCAACCCCGCTCAAGTCCCTTATGGGGATAGAGCCGGGCATGTCACCGGGCTTCATGGGCGGAGAGCCAACGCCCATGCCGGGCATGGCTCCCCCGGCGGCACCGGCACCGGCCCTCGGTGGGTCGGCCGGGCCGATGCCGACGCAGCCACAGACGGCGCCCCCGGTTGATCCGTCATCCTTGTTCGCTGCACCGCCTACCGGCCCGTCGCCTCTGTTCGCCAAGCCGCCGACGTTTTAGGGGAGGATCGTTATGGGTAAGGCCTATGCTCCGCCACCCCCTCCATTCGGTGGCAATGACTGGGGTCGCTGGGGCCCGCCGAGGAAGCCGACACGGCCAAGGCCATCCGTGCCACAAGTTCCGGCGCCGTCTCCTCGCAGACAAAAAATCATCGATGACCTCCTAGAGGACGCCAATGGGCAAACCATCAGCACCGACCCCGCCTGATCCGTTCCAGACAGCGGCAGCGGCTACCGGCACGAACGTTTCGACCGCGGTCGCAAATGCGTACCTGAATAACACCGACCAGATAACGCCGACCGGGTCGCTGGATTATTCGCCGAACGGCAACCACTCATGGACCGATCCGTCGACCGGCGCGACCTACAACATCCCGACGTTCTCGGCGACGCAGACCCTGACGCCGCAGGGTCAGGCGATCCAGGACCAGACACTGGCCGCGCAGTACAACCTCGCCGGCATGGCGAATTCGCAGTCGAGCAAGATCGGCACGCTGCTGTCGCAGGGGATGAATTTTTCAGGCGCTCCGACCGCGGGCTCGGCGACCGGGCTGTCCGGGGTCGGGCAGGCTAACACGTCCTATGACCCCGGCGGTGCCATCCAGTCGACGTTTGGCGATGCTGGCGACATTACCAAGAGCTACGGGCCGGGCGATTTCTCGGCCGACCGGCAGCGGGTCGAACAGTCGTTAATGGACCGGATGAACCCGCAGCTCGCCCGCGAGCGTGGCAACATCGAACAGCGGCTGGCCGATCAGGGCATTCGCTACGGCTCGCAGGCCTACGCCTCGGCGATGGACGACTATAACCGCCAAGCCAATGACGCGCGGTTCGGCGCGATCGGGCAGGCCGGTCAGGAACAGCAGCGCATGATGGACATGGCCGCGCAGCGCGCCGGCTTTGAGAATTCAGCGCAGCAGCAGGAATACGAACAGGGCCTCGGCCGCGGCTCGTTCGCCAACCAGGCACAGGCGCAGCAGAATGCGCAGAATGCGGGGGCGGCTAGCTTCGGCAATCAGGGACTGGCGCAGCAACTGGCGCAGCAGCAATCGGTTTTCAATGCACAGAACGCGGCGCGCAACCAGTATATGCAGGAGCAATACGCGCAGCGCAATCAGCCGATCAATGAAATCACCTCGTTGCTGTCGGGGTCACAGGTACAAAGCCCGAATTTCCTCAATACGCCAAGCTCGCAGATCCCGACTACTGACGTTGCCGGCCTTATCAACCAGAACTTTGCGCAGCAGCAGAGCAACTACAACACTGCGTCGCAGTCGTGGAATTCGCTGATGGGGGGCATTCTTGGGCTCGGGGCCGGCGCCTTGAAAATGAGCGACGAGCGCACGAAGGACAACGTAACCAAGCTAGGCACTGTGTTCTCAGCGACGCCGCGCGGCGAGGACAAGGAACTGCCGATCTACGAGTATTCCTACAAGGCCGATCCCTCCAAGGCCCGCCACGTCGGCCCGATGGCGCAGGACGTCGAAAAGGTTGACCGCGGCGCCGTCAAGACCATCCGCGGCACCAAGTACATCAAACCTGACCGTGTCATGGGTAACATTCTGAGGGCAAGCTGATGTCCTTACTCGATACCAACCCGCTATCTTTTATCTTTGGCACAAAGCCCGGCGCCGGCGTGCCGACCTACGAGCAATTGCAGATGCGCCGCAAGATCGCACAATCATTGCTCGGGGAAAAGAGCCGCTATCCAAAAACCTTCGGCGAGGGCTTGAGCGCGATCGGTGAGGCAATCGGCGAGCGCGGCATGATGAGTCGGCTTGATGCGATGGAGCAGGCAAGAGAGGCGCAAATTGGCCCGGAATATAACCGTGCGATGGGCAATCCGGCCACCGCGGCTGGGGCCACACCCATGTCTTATGCCCCGTCAACTGATATGCCGCCGCTTGCCAATATCGCGGCCGCCTCAAACGGGCCAATCCCGGGCATGGCGGGGACGCCTACACCTGTCGAGGATGGCGGCTACAATGCGCTCGATCAGGGGGCAAATCTGCGTGACCAGCGCACCAATTACATGCAACAACTCGAAAAAGACCCTGCCGCAAAGCTGAAGCTGGCTGCGCTGATGAGTGCCGAGGAAGGTCGCGGCGGCCCCAACTCTTCAGCCAGAACTGCACTCGCTGAGACCGTTTTCAACCGTGGTGTTTCGCGTGGCTATGGCGACGTTAATAAGGTGATGGACCCCCGCTATTACCAGCCAATGCATGACGGATCAGGCAACTATGCCAAGCACCTTGCACTGGTGCAGAGTGATCCGGCCTATCGAGCGCAACTATTCTCTGAAATCGGGAATGTTGCCGGTGGTTCGAACGTTTCCAATCTCGCAACCGACAACGCTTCGGGCACAGTTGCAGCCAATTCGCGGCGCAACACCTCCGAAGGTTGGACCGCCCCTAATGGGGAATATTTCGCCCGTAAAGATGTGCGGCCGGATGTTCACGGTCCCGGCCCGGTATCTCAAACAGCAGACTGGTACGCGCGCACGGCATTACCACCGGCACCCGGCCCGCAGTCCAGCGTTGTCGACCCCGGCCTTAACCAGAGTGTGGCGCTCAACCAAGCCGAGCCGCCCGCGCCAACAGGGCAGCCGACTGCTTTTTCAGGTCAGCCGGCCAGCGACGCGCCGCCGATCGGAATGCCCGACGCCCGCGACGCTATTACCAGCGCTCTCGCTCCGCGGCCGGCTCCGGTTGCCGCGCCACCCGTGCCGGCGGCTCCGGCCGGCCCGCAGATCGCGCAGGCGCCGCCACAACAGCAGATTCGCGTGCCAGCAAGGCGACCGGTCGAGCCGGACCCGCCGCAGATGACCCAGCAAATGAGCGATATTGCAGTGTTATCCGGCAAACTCAGCCCCGATGACCCGCGTCAGAGTGGGTTGAAACTACGTTACCAACAGTTACAGGCAACTGAGCAGGCAAAGTACAAGCAAAAACTAGATGCTTATGAATATGAACGTAAAAGAGAGGATGAAGCACCAAAGAAAGAAGCAGATTTAATAAATGCACAAGCAGACGCCAGCATTAAGAAAGAGGAAGCCCGTATTGTTGGTCGCACTGGCATGAAGCCGAGTGAGCTTTACAAGCGACTTGATGAAGATAAATTCAGCGTCGATCAGACGATAAAATCGCAGAGCGCCCAACAATTGGCGCGCAAGGCGATCCGTGACGGCGTCATTACCGGTTACGGCGCCAACATGCGGGTCGCAAGCGCCAAGTTTGCGGACTGGGCATGGAACAACGGCTTAAAGGGCGATCTGGCCGCCAACACCGAGATCATGAAAGCCTCGCTGGATGCTGGGCTGTCGGAAGCAATCAAGACGGTGAACGGCGAGGGCGGCTCACAGGTATCTAACATCGATGTCAAGATCGCGCAGGGCATTCAGGGTTCCGACCCAAACCTGCAAATGAAGACGATCCAAACAATCATGGATCGCGCTGCCGAGATCAACCACCGCAAGATCAACAGCTACGAGGAGAAGGTCGACCGCTACCTGTCCGGTGAAAAGGCCGAGTTAAACTACAAGACCAGCAGCGCGACAATACCAAGAGACAAGCTGGAGATGTTCCTGAAAAACGCCAGCGGGCCGGACGCAGAGCAGCACAAGAAATTCTTTAACGATGTTTACGGTCCCGGCGCCGCCGAGCTAGAGATCGCGCGGCTCAAGCGGGCGCAACGGCGCCAAGGCAAGGGGGATTGATGGCCAGCAACAACCCTTATGATGATGATTATGATCCCAAACTCCCAGCGCGGGCACCGATCGTACCATCAGCGGGCACGCCTAGTGTGCCAATTTCCGGCAATCCTTACGAAACAGGATTTAGTAGCGCCCCGCATCCGTCAACGTTTAGCAGCAACGTTGCCGACGTCGCCAAGGCCGCTTCCAACACATTTTCGATGGGTATGCGGGATCGCTTGGAGGGTGGCTACCGTGCCCTTACTGGTGGGGCACCAAGCTATTCCGAGGGTGTCAACCAAGCCGTAGCTGACAGTGCAATGCGCCGTGAACGCAGTCCATTTCTCTCAGCGGTGGGCGATGTCGCCGGCGGCACCGCCCAGGCCTACGTACCAGGAATAGGAGCGATCGGGCGTGCTACAGGTGCAGCGCTTGGTGGGGCTCAGGCAGGCTTGCGCGGCACGGCTGCGAGGATGGCCGGTTATGGACTGGAAGGTGGGTTGCTTGGCGCTGGTCAAGCCGCTGGGCACACATATTCCGAAAACCCACAAGATTATGCCAGAAATGCGCTGGTCGGCGGTGCCCTTGGTGCCGCGGTTGGTACGCCTTTTGGGCATTTTGCCGATGTCGCACCGCGTTCTTTAGCCGCCATACCTAGATCGGCAGAGTTGAAGGCATCTTCAGGCGGTTCCTACAGGCAAACGCACAGGGTTCCGATAGACTATCCAGCGCCGCATTTTTGGGGAGGTTTGGATGCACTGGAACAGCGACTCCTTTCAACTACCAATCCAGTCAAATCGCCTGCCGTCTGGGAAACCCTTAATCTTGCCCGCAGAGGCCGAAACCAAGCCAACCAACCCGGCACTACCGCCACCGTCAGCCCCAAGAACATTGACGATCTACGCCAGCAACTCACTGGTGTTCGCGAGCCGGGCTCTTCTCAAGCTCGTCAATGGCTGGATGACTACATGCAAACAGCACCTATGGCCCGCGGCGGGCAGCCCGAGCGCGACCGGATCGCACTCTTGCTTACGCGGGCGCGCGGCGACTGGCGGGCCGGCAAGCGCACCCAGACCATTGAAGAGCAAAACCAGTATGCCGGTGATCGCGCCCAAGTCGCCAATTCTGGCAATAACGTTGCCAACACCTACGGCCAGAAACTTACTAACTTACTCGCACCCTCTAGCGCCGAAGGCAAATGGTACAACCCAGCGGAAAAGGCTGACATAAGGTCCACCGCGCGACGCGATTCCGTGGCGGATTTCAAACGTACACTGAGCAATATCGGCGGCGGCGGTGGCGGCTGGGCGGCAGGATCTTATGGCATGGGCGGACTTGGCACCGGGTATATGACCGGTGATCTGTTGCCGGCTGCCGTAGGCATCGGCGTTCCAGCGGCATCGATGCTGCTTAAGCGCAATCTCAACCAGGGCATGGCGCGCGAAGCCGACGCACTGGCCGAACGTATGGCGATGAATTCGCCATTATACCGGCACCGCGCCGCCATGGCGCCGGAAGTAGCCGGGCCGGGCCTTGGCAATTTCCCAGAGGCCACTCGCAATGCCCTCACTAATGAGGTTCTGAATCAATTCAGGCTACGGCGCATCTTGGTCGATACGCCGGCGGAAGAGGAGAAACTCTAATGCCCCGCGACGGTTCAAGCGTCTACCGCACCCCGCCGGGCACCGAGGGCGTGCCTGACACCGTGATCGAGAGTGCGAAATACAACACATTCATTGCGGACATAGAGCAGGATCTTAACTTGCCGCGGCCGATCCTTGCCGGCGGCACTGGTGCTATTAGTGCCGACGCGGCACTGGTCGAGCTCGGTGCCGAGAAGGCTTCACAGATTGTTACAAATTATAATAGCCACGTATTTGTAGCCGGTTCGTTTTACTCGGCGTCAAGCGCGACCGGGTCGCCTGTAAGCGGTCACGCATTTGCCGGTATCGTCTATGTGGTCGACAGCAACAACCTCTTCATCGAAGCGCGCGACCTTGACGGTACACCGCCGCAAATGTATGTCAGGCAGAAGGATGCTGGCGTGTGGGGCGCTTGGTCCACTGACTTCGACCAGACGTCGCAGAACACACTCAACGATACCCGCTACGTCAATACCGCCGGCGATACCATGACCGGAAACTTGACTGTTTTGAACGATGATCCTGTCGTCGTCGTCAATAAACCGGTGGCCAACGGGCATCTCGCAGGTATTCAAGGCAGCGCTGCCGGGTCAGCGCGTTGGCTGCTTCAACTCGGCAACACCACACCTGAGAGTGGCAGCAATTCCGGCTCCGACTTCAACTTGTCCCGCTATAATGACGCCGGTTTACAAATTGACGCGGTGCTTTCGGCCCCACGTTCCACCGGGCTGCTGTCGGTAAGGGCTGATCCGACAGCAGCGCTCGGCATTGCCACTAAGCAATATGTCGACGCAACTGCGATAGACTCTACTGAATTAGCCGCCGCCGCCGTGCGCCATGATATAGCGCAATCCCTAACCACAACGCAGAAGCGCCAAGCGCAGGCCAACCTGTTCCAAGGGCCAACGGCGCAATATCTAACCGCGACCGGCACCTACACGACACCGGCCGGCGTCACTTGGATCGAAATTGAACTGGTTGGTGGTGGGGCCGGCGGCGCCGGTTCGGGGACCGGAGCAGGCAGCGGCAACAATGGGGGTTTTACAACTTTTGGCACCGGGCCAATCCTGTCATCAGGTCAGGCTCTTAGCGGCGTCACCACTGGTGGTGGCGCGGGTGGCACACCAAGCGGCGGTTTTGTTAACAAAATCGGTGGTGCCGGCGGCAACGCCTCCGGGCTGGCCAACAGCAAAGGCGGCATGGGCGGCATTTCATTTTTCGGCGGCGCGGGTGATGGCGGTGCCGCGGGTGGCGGCGTCGGTATGAGCGCAGTCGCTTCCAGCGGCTCTGGTGGAGGCGGCGCCGGCGCTGCCGCAACCATCAGCGGCGGCGGCGGCGGCGGCTCCGGCGGTTACGTCCGCCATATTATACACAGCCCGAACTCGGCTTATGGGTTCCAGATCGGCAATGGCGGCAATGGCGGTAATGCCGGCACGTCTGGTGCTGTGGGCGGTGCTGGCGCACCCGGCTGCATCATCGTCACCGAGTATTACGGGAGCTAGGGCAGTGGCTTACC